TGACCGCTAACACGTACACCAAACAACATCGGGGAGGTTACACGGTGAGCAACAAAGATTTCCTGTTGGATCGTTTCGTTTAAGATATTAAACTGCTTATCTAAGTCGTTAGCGTTTAATGGCTCAATCTTTAAACCAGTTTCAGTACTATCGTTGAAGTTCACCACGATACGCTCCCCGTCGTCGCCCTTTAACTGCTTCTGTAATTGACGTTTGATTTCTCTTTGCTCTTCGTCGCTCGGTACTCCATTGTTGAAGTTGAAAAGGAAACCACCAAGGAAACCATTGCGTAAGTTGTTCACGTGGTAATTGGCAATACGTGCATCGGTTTCGATGTAAGCAAGCGCACCAAGGTATTCTGGAATGGGGTAGTATCTAACGCTTGGAGCGTATGAACAGTAATAGAATAGTTGCTTACCTAAACGCTTTTCAGGATCAAATGGCATATACTCGGTAAGTCCTTCGGGTTCACCAAACTCCTTCCATTCATCTGCGTAATAGAACTTACTTCCATCCACGTTTCTACGTAGGTTACCGAAGTTTTTATGTGCAATTTGGCTAACCTTACCGTTCATATTCCACACAATTTCCAAGGCAAACCCGTTGAAAATTTCGAAGTCAAGTGCGGTCTTGTAAAGAATATCGTTCAAGTCATCGTAAGGGTTCGGATTCTCCATCAATCGGTTCAACTCTCCGATCATTTCGCTCGGTACTTTATCCGCTTCATACGTCCATCCCTTACCCGTAATGTAGTTTACCTTACCGTTCACAATAGCGTTATGCTTTGCGCTACGTTGGTACATCTCCAACAAATAATCGGGGTAACGATTGCTTTCCCCGTACATTACATAATCCTTTCCGTTCACTACCTTAAATTCAGGTAGCTTGGTTTCAAAGTCCTGCCTTACAATAGGCGAACTTTTCGGGATTCCGTACACATTTTTTACTCTTCTTGAACTCATAAGTTAGGCTCGATGTAAGTTGTATCGTTTTCAAATACGATGTCGGTGCTTTCATTTGCCAACACTTCGTATAATCCAACTTCCAACACGTTTAAAATTTCTTCGCTTTCAGGGTTGACCGCTCCTTCATTACCCTCGTAAAGTGTATATAAACACTGACCAACGGGTAGATTCCCAACATTGCAATCCCAAGCATCAAAACGGCTAGTAAATGGACTAAGGTTTTGAGATTTTGGAAAGTCGAAAAAATAATCTTCATTTGTTGCTACGTGGTGAATGTTCAAATATACCCAATCACCGCTTACCATGTTCTCGGTAGCGGTAAAGAATAGGCGGTTAACTGCGTTCGTTGTGATCAACTGCATATTTATATAATGGGAAAAACTCAAAATGTAACGAATAAAAAAAGGGAGCGTAAACGCCCCCCTTCAAAATATGGAAAGTGTGTAGGGTTAAGGAGTGGTAATGGTAGCAGAAGTGGTCAAGATTGGGTCTTTCTCCATTGAGGTAATGGTCAAAGTCATTCCGTTCAAATCACCCATAGCAGTTCCGGTTGCAGAAGTTCCGGTGGTCAAGTACGCTCCGTTTTCGTAACCAAGTACCCACTGAACACCGTTGCGGTCAACGGCTACAACGGCCAACTTAGCTTGCGCTAACAACTTCAACTCATTGCGAAGGCCTGCGGTTAGCTTAGGCAATACGATTGAAAGTTCTGTTTGGTAAAAGGTAGTTCCATTTTCGATGCTCGAAGTTACTGTTTCAGTAAATTGAGCGGTGTTCATTGGTAACTCATAAAGGTACATATCGCCTGTAACGGTAGAAATTACACCTGAAACGGGAGCGGAATACGTGATGTCCTCGAAGTTAGCCAAATAAACTTTTTTTAATCCACCAACGCTGTCTTTACAAGCGAGTGAATATCCTGCGGTTAATGCGCAACTCATATCTTTATTTTTTTATTTATTTTCAAAAAAAAGGGTGGGCGATTTCACCCACCCCTTGGTTAATAGTTCAATCGTTCGATTAAGATGCAGCCATCATGAAACGAGCGCACTGGTCAGGGAAAGCGATTTGAACGCCTGCCTTAAACTCAGCAACAAAACGAACTTCGTCAGCTTCCTTAGCGTAGAAGATTTCGAAACGCTCTTCTTCGTTCAACAAGTCAGTACCGAAAACGAATTGGGAAGTGCGACCTGCATAAAGGTCATAAGTACCGTTTAATCCGTTAACACCGTACAACTTGATGTTTGATCCTGGCAAAGTCAACTCGTAGTTTTCAACGCCGTTCAAGTAAGAAATGTTGAAGTAGTTTTCAGCAACCAAACCTTGCTTAATTGCAGTGAATACGTCAACACCGCAGAAGATAGCAACGTCGTCGTAACCACGAATATCGTTAGAAATGTAAGTTTCAAAAGTGTTCAACAAAGCGATTGCGTTCGCAGGTGTTGATTTCAAAGTAGCAAATGAAAGATCAGTTGCCCAACCGTAAGCAGCAGCGTTCAAGTCGGTAACGGAAGCAGCAGCAAAGATTGAAGCGAAACCAGTGATTGAACCCGAAGTTCCATCGCCTTGCCATACCGCAGTTTCCAAGGTCTTCTGAATAGAACCAACCTTCTGCTCAGCGTAAACTTGCTCGAATGGAATGGTTGTAGGCATTGAACCAGCAGTCAACTGCGTTTGCATCCAGTACTGCTCCAAAGCCTTAGGACACATTGCTTCGTGAACCTTCACGTGTACCGCAGTCAAGTTGCGCTGTGTGAAATCGGTAGTGTTTCCTGAACCATTGAAACCACAAGTATTGCCATAAGTGAAGGCAGTTGTGGTATCCAACAAGTTCAAAGCAGAAACATACTTCACACCAACTTGCTTGTTGATCAAAGAAATGGTGCGTGCGTTGAATAACGACTTGGTGATTAGGGGTAGGGTTTGTTGATTAGTATAAGTACTTAACCCAGCTAAATTGTAACTCATTTTATTTTATTTTAATGCGTTTAAAAGATTTGAAAATTTGTCTGCTTGTTTGTTCTTTGGATTGATGTAGGTGAAAGCAACAGGCTTGGAAACCTCGGCAGTTGGACGGCTTGCAACCTCTTCAACAACGGCACTCATGGCTTCGGTAGCTTTACCCATTCCATCCATACGTGTCATCATATCAGCAATCATACCTTCCAACTTGGTGATACGCTCGCTCATTGATTCCATTTCCTTAGCGTGGTCGGGCATCATTTCAGCCTCGGCCATTTCCTCTTTGTTTTCGCCTGCTTCGATTTCTACTTCGATTTTTGGCTCTTCTTCGATAGGCATGATTTCAACAATCTTACCCGCTTCGGTTTTGATTTTAGCAACACCTACCAATTCATGCTCACCATCGGGAGCAGGAACGGCATTGCCATCTCCATCGATTACCATTACCTCTGCACCAACAACGATTTCACCGTTGATCGATACTTGACCACCACTTGCAAGGTCGTACATGGCGAACTCTTGGGCGGTTGTGGTAACTTCTGCCGACATAAGATAGCTTTTAATTTTTAGCAATTCAGCTTTAATATCCATGTGAAAAAAGTTTATTACTTATTGAATGGGAACGTAAAAAAAAGTGACAAAAAAATTATAGCATTGAAAGGATTTCGTCAATCAAAATCACTTCCAACGGTAGTTGCTTGGATGCTTGGAAAGGAGCGTGAATGAAGTCACCCTCAACGCTGAACCCTTTGAAAGTTCCATCCTTAACTTGATTCCACACGTCTTCATTGTTCACTTTATACGTTGCAAACCAAGTGCCTTCGGGGCAATCTTCGAATCCTTTGGGTGTAACGATACCACGATCAGCGTCGGTAATAAACGATTCAATCATGAACACGTCCTTGATCGGTGTTTTGTGTTCAGTGTTGACGTTGGAAATGTATTGGTTTTGCATGAACTTTTCCGCAATCTTTTTGATCGTTTCAGCGGTGTAGGTTACGTAGTATTCCCCAAACTTTTCGTCACGTCTGAAAATCATTGAATCGGGAATCATTAACGGTCCTGTGACCAACCGTTTCTCTTCGTTCGATGTGAACTTCATGCGGTTGTTGAACGCGTGGAAATTGCGCTCGATTGCAGGAGCGTTAACGAGTGCGACAAAGTCAACACCTGTGCCTTCGTCGTCGTTTACTACAAGCGAGTAAACGGGTAAATCATTGTAAGTATTCATATTATTTTCCTAATGTTGCGGTTCTTTGTAATCTTTGTGAGCGTTTTTGTTTGTCTGAAATATCGGTTTCAAGTACATAGGTTCTCATGGAACCTTGTTGAAGATTACCCTGTGCATCTAATTGTAATTGGGTGCTTCCTATCGTCGGTGTAGTTGTAGCCATTTCGGAGGGAGCTGGAACTGAACCAACACCACCACCACCGCTTGTATTACCACCGCCTTGGAAAGTTGTACTGGAAATTTTTTTGATTTGAGCAATACCCGTTGCAAGTACAATAGCAGCTTTGGCAAAGTTTATTCCAGTCAACTGGTCTTGTGGTACGGCTAATTGACCAATAACACCCTGCGCAGTTGAAATAAAAGCAGAAGCCATTTTAATTTTTTTATCACGCTCAAAGGCTCGACGTTGGCTTTCTCCATCCTTTTTTGAAAAGGCATCGTTTAAATCAGAAAGCGCAGTCAATCCATCCATTGCAACCTTTGACCATTCGTTAAATGTTTCCAAGCGTTTCTTAAATGCTTCGTCATTTAATTTTGTAACGGTATCTTGATATTCTTTTTCGCTAATGATTCCTTGTAAATAATATTCTTTTGCAAGGTCTAATTTTTTTTGTAATGCAATTCGCTCGGAATCAATCATGCCTTGGAAGTAAGTTCTATCCGCTTCAAGTGATTTCAACCGTTCCTCTTCATCTAACTTCTTTCGTTCTTCGGCTGCTTTATCATTGATGTCCTTTTTCTTTAATGCGATTTCGTCCTCTAACGCAGTTGTATTAACACCGTAATCTTTTTGTATTTGGAGCAGTTGTTCCATTTTTTGGAACTCCAAAGCGGTGGTATCTTCACCGTTTAATTTAGCTTGGTTAATCAAATGGTTGAAGTAAGCATCGGATAAATTTTTTGCATCTTCGTATTCCTTATTGGTTCTGTCAATAAAGTCCTTTGCGTTTTGTTCTAATTGCTTTTTGTTTTCAGCGTCTTTTTTATCCTTTTCGTCTTGTGCTTTTTTGTCGTTTTCTTGTTGCTTTTTTAACGCTTCTTCATCTAACTTTTGGATTTCTAACTTAAATCCTGCTTGTTCGTTGACTATTTTGTCAAGTGATTTTTGTAATTCCTCTTCGGTTTTCTTACCTTCCTTGGCAACCTCTTCGGGGTCGAAAATTGTTTCGGCAAGCAGTTGGTCAAAGCTTGAAAGGTTTAATTTAAAGTCAATGCCAGCACCAAAAAAATTAGCCGTTTCAACCAATCCATTAACCAAGCCGTCAACCATCTTAGTTACGGCTTTAATAGGCCAAAAGATTGCCATAATAACTCCTTTGGCAATTTCTTGATTACGTTTCGCAGCTTCAACCGCTTGTTTGGTGGCCATTTGTTGGCCTTTGATTTGGTTCTTTATTCCATTAATAATCGCATCGGTTTCTTTAATCTTAATGTTTAATATTTCACGTTGCGACTTTCCTTGTAATTTGAGAACGTTCTCGGTGTCCTTGGTTAAGTTGTATTTCTTTTCAGCTTCCTCGGTGTCTTTCTTGGCCGTTTCAATATAGTTTTCAGTTTCTTTCGATACGCCACCAATCGCTTCTTTAAGGTCATCCCAATACGCTACAAGCGTACCAATCAAAACAATGATAGCACCAATACCCGTAGCAATTAAGGCACGGGAAAATCCTTTGGTAGCGTTGGTTGCTATGTTT